CCACGATTCGACGTGTCACACGAGGAAATATCGATGTTCACCGTGTGTGCGACACCTCCACAGTTGCCCGACACAAGTAAGTCGTCACTGTGGTGGACGCACACAAGCGTATTCTCAACACCTCGGGCGCGGATGGCGAGCTCAAAGATGCCACGGAGTATCTCACGATCGGGCTTCAACACCGTCGCAATGATCAACTCTACGTGGCCGACCCTGTAGGTCTGATACCCGTCAAGCAAGGCCTTCAACAGCACGGGCAAAAGCCCGACTGCTTCCGACCCGGCTTTCAGGGATGCGAACAACCGCGAGTAGGCCCCAGATTTCTTTGTCTCGTTTTTAAGTTTTAACTCTGGGTTACCCACCATCAGGTTGTCGCGTGTGCTCACCTTGACCTTACTAACATACATCCGCTTAAGCTCACGCTTAGGGTGGGGAACGTCGGCGAAAAGCTCACGCTCCCGCTCGACGGTTAACTCTGGATCAAAAGACCACCCAAGCGCGTGGTGGGCGAACTCGCTCGCGCAATAACTCGCGCAACGGAGCTCAACACCACACATGCGGACGACCGTGTCGGTTCGGTCAAACAACCAACGAAGCCATGCGCGGGATACACGTTTGTACATCACCGCAGAAAGGCAACGTGCCACGAACGAAGGGATGGGGCCGGGCTGCGGGTCGCCAACTCCAAACAGGACTTGCCGGGCTGCGAGCGACTTGACATAGGTCAAGCCAGCATGACGCAAGCCCATCCGATCCCGGGAGTAGCGGAACGAGGCATAAGCCTCCGACGCACGCCCAAACTCACCCTCGTGGTATGCCAACTCCAACTCACCTTCCCGTGCGCCGATAACACGCTTCAACGCGAGATAAAACTCGCGCGTGGCGTTGATGGGTCGCTCGAATTGCGCGCCAGTGCCATCCACCTGGCAGAAACGCAGCATGACGAATCGTTTCTGCGCCTCACCAAATGTGCGGAACACCGGCAAACACGTACGATGCTGCCCATCCTCGGCAAACACGGGAACCCCTGCCTCCACCAGAGCCGCAAGCGTATCCGGGTCGTCTTCACACCCAACCACATGCGACACCCTGGTGCCAGGGCGAAGCAAATATGGCTTCGGGGGGGTGGGCGTGCCATAGTCTGTCCAAGGGACCGACCCGGCAGCAGCAAAACGAATCTGGAGCTCAAGCAACTCTGGAGTGGTGTCGATGGTTGGGTCACGGGGCGCAACCAAACCATTGAAGAGAACTCGTAGGCCGGAATGTCTCACGGCCCTGGCGGTGAAGAAATAATCCACTGTGCGCTGGGCGAGGTTTGAAACACGGGCATCCTGTCCAAGCTCCCAATCGCGCTGCAACTTTGCAAGCGCGGTGGAAACGTCCCGCGTGTCTACCCTCCCTGCAGCAAAGTTCTTGTTCAGCACCTTCAAAAAGTGCATATGAACAGGCCACAAAGTGTCGCTGAACGCAACACTAGGGCCATTCACCGCTGGAAC